ACTATAAATGATTCTCCAGTTGTATTAGTTCCTACATCAACATAATTTACTGTAAATGTATAAACTCCAGTAGAATTATTAAATCTTACCCTGTTTACAGGAGAAACACTATAAACAAAATCTAAAGAAGTTTGCCAATAACCAGTTCCAGTATTTTCATATTCAATAAGATCACCATCATTAAACCCATGTCCCTTAAAGTTTATCTTTGCATATCCTACAGAAACATCTGTTGGTTTAACATGTAACTTTCTATATTGATATCCAGAACCAGGATTTATAACTTTAACTGATTGTAATGTTGTCTTAGATCCAGTCCTAAATTTATGAATACCTGCAGCATTAGTTGCTGTTGAGATACCAATAGTATTAATACCAGCAATTGCATCCTCATATGAGGTATGTAATTGAATTGTACTTGAATTAACTACTCTAACATTATATCCAGCACCAGTAGCTAATCTTCCACTAGCAGTGTTTGAAACGTCACCAAATAAACCTACACCAATAGGTGGATTTCCATTACTATTATAGTAAATAAGATCACCATTATCTAAGAAATGCTTAGTCTTAAATGTAATTGTTTCGTCTGTAATTGATAATCCACCAGAGAAGAAAATATCTCTACTATCAAATAATAATTCTCTATATCTTTGTGAAATAACTGGTTCCAAAATACAACCAGTACCATTACCACCAGTTAAAGATAATGCCTTAACATCAAGAATATCAAAATCATGTGGATCAACAAATACTTCTTTAACTGTTCCTGTTATAACAGGTTCAACTAAAGCAGTTGTACCTGCACCCAAACTATTATCTACAACTAACCTTGGTGGATTAACTACATCATAATCTTCTCCACCGTTATATACATCTACAGAATCAATAGGACCATAATAAATGTAATCATTTGAAATTGGGGTTCTTATTTGAACACCATCAATCAACATACCAATATCATTAACTGGTGTTTCTCTTTTCCCAGAAACAAATAAATCTTGACTTAATGGGAATGTTTTTAATATTTTATTTGCAGATAACTTCTTATTATATTCTAATTCTTTAGTAAAGGTATGAGTAGCAGTTATTGCATCACCTTCTGCTTTAAATCTAATGGCATTTTCAGCATTGCCGATCATTGCCCTTGAACGATATATCCTAATCTTAGCAGGAGTAATACTTACTACCTCAACATAATATACATCTCCTGATACAAGTTTCTGATCCCCGACTGTTAATGGAGCACTTGCGGTATAAACTACTGAATCTCCAGTAATTAACTCACTTTCACCAAAAGATGAACTACCTTTTATGATATCATAATCTTGAGTGTCTACATTATACCCATCAAAATTAGCAGAATCACCTGTATTTTCAAATATAGATACTTTAACTTCCGAAGGTATTGTATAACTGGGTAGAGAGTTGGATGCAACATACGCCTCTTTGTCATCATCAGTATATACATTCAATACATCAGAGATAATATTTGAATTACCCTCTAATATTTCTATACCATTACTTATTGCTTTATTTAATTTTCTACGAATATCATAATATAAACCAAGAGTAGGGGTAAATCCAGATAATCCAGAAACTACTATTTGATTATTTGAATCATTAATATCAGTAATTTCTGCTAATGAAACTACAACTGTATTGGAATTACGTAATAAAATCTCAATAGTGTCTCCAAGTTTCAAACTAGACTTATCAATTGAACTACCTAAAGAAAGAGTAGAACCAGAAATATCAAGTACTTGATATCTACTACTGGTATTGTATATCCATGAATTAGCAAATATTTCCTTATAAGTTTTATTTGAAACTGGATTTGGTATAGATTCACCTACATTTTTAACAAATATTCTTTCCCCTTCAGATACTAAAGAAATATCAGAAACTGTTTTAAAATCAGATATTACACCAGTTATTCTTAAATCAACTCTCTTAGTTAAGTCTCCATCTTCATATCCATAAATTGTTTCATCTGCCCTAAGATCGGAACCAATATCAATATTTTCTATTATGTTAGTGCAACCAAAGAATTGATTAACTGTCTTTGAACTATAGGTAATTGAATTAATTCCACATAAAACATAACCAGTTTGGGCAAATCCAACAGTAGAATCTACAGAAACAACTGAAGAACCAATTGAAACTGGTTCTAATACTTTAGTTCTACCAGGAATAGTGAATATTCCCTCAATTAAATCTCTGTCAGAATACCCAACAAACAAAGAAATCTTATAATAAACCTTTTCATTTCTAGTTAATATCTCAACTTCAGATACAGAAGCACTTGTTCTCAAATCATTTGATTTAAAAACAGTTTGACCAACTAATTTTTGAGGATCACCACTAATTCTATCAACAATTATAACTTCTCTTCTTAAAAATTCTGCACTAGAAGGCTTAAGTAAACGCTCTTCTAAATCTAATACTATAGATTCTTCACCATATAAAACTCTTAATAGAATTTTTATAGATTCTTCAATACCTTTTGATTGATAGAAACTTCTTGCATTTTTAATGAAGTTACCAACATCAAGATCTTTAGTAAAATCGTTATCTTCTAAACCAGGTAAGAATGTTTTCTTTAACTTTTTATAAAATTCTTGTATGAATAATACACTTAAATTGGTGACTGTTGCACCATTAGCATGAGATTCTGCCTTTGTAGACTCAAATAATAAACCTTCTCTATTAACATTATCTAAAGATGTTGATATACCAACATCAAATCCACTTACACCACTAAAACCACGAAGACAACCCGTAAAAGTAGTGGTTGTTTTAGCAGTATATGTTATAATTTCATTACCAATCTTTAAAAGACCATAAGTATCAGGAAAACCTTTAGTTGATGCAACAGTAATAGTTGTATCTGATGCGGAAACTACAGAAGATAATGTAGTAGTTCCATGAACAACTTCAGGAACTAGGTTATCAACCTTTAAATATTGATCTAAATTGGTAATTAGATCAGTTGAACCACCCTGAAATTCCTGAGAGAGGTAATATTGTTTAAAAAATTCAATTGTAGTTGGAAAATCCGACCTTACAAACTCAGGTAACTGACTCTCAACTATTTTGTTGATCTGGACTCTTTTATCAATACCTATGCTCATTTATTTTCTCTCTAGGTCTCCGTTTGAGTAACTTGATGTGTAATAATCTCTTGTAAATACAACTCCTGATACATCTTCACCAGAAGCAATTACGTCCTTAACCATATTTATCTTACTATTAGAAACGTCAAAACTGAGGTATAAATCCTTCAATCCAACTACATCATTAGAGTCTGGGAATGCTTGAATTTCAACCAAATTATTTGCTGCTACCGTTGAGGTAATATTTAGAGTATTTAAAATAACCTCACCCTTATTATAATCAACAGTTCCTGCTGATTTAGCAACAACTTTCAACTCTTCTTTCTGATTTCTTGAAATAACACTTAAAACACCCTTTCCACTTCCATCTAAAGTGCCATCTGCCTTTTTATTTGGAACATCTGTGATGTATACAGTATCACTTGATCCACTTAAGGTAAATCCAGTACTCTTAATATTAAATCCTTCAGGATTTATATGGAACTTATTACCAAAACACAATTCATATTGTGTAAATTGATTTATAAGAACTTTTAAATCTCTTCTAATTTTCAATTTGGTGATATTTGATGTAATAGCACTATCAATTCTATCAATTAATTGCAAAACCTTACTATACTTGAATCTTCCACCAAACTTATTAATATCTACAGTTTGTGAGTACTTTGTAAGACCACCTAAGATTTTTGAACGTAAATCAACATCATTTGAAACTCTAGAACTATCGTAATAAATGGATGAATCAATTTCAACATATAAAATCTTAAGATCTATAATTTCAGAGTTAATACCAGCAATAGCATAACTTTTTAATTTATTTTTAATTTGATGTTTATCAAAATCAGAAACATAAGTACCATTCTTTGGTTTAATACTAATCTGAACCTTACCAAATTGTGGTGGATCTAATTCCTCACCACCAATAACAGCAACAGACTCTGTTCTAGGGTAAATTGACTGTATAATTGCCTCATAATCTCTTGGTGTAACCGCCCTATATTGAGCAGAATATAGTCTAGGTGCAAAATACTTAATAGAACTAACATTCTCTGCCTCAGAACCGTTTGTCGCAGGATTAACGGTGTTTATAGTAATTCCAGCAGTTGGTATAACAGTGCTTATGTTTGTTTCTGAATTTGGATCCTTATCAGCAAATGAACCTTGGAAAGCAAATTGCGAAGCACCATTACTTCCAGCACCATCAGTAATAATATATCTTACTGTTATGATACTATTATTTTCTAATTTTTTACCAAAGTATCCATCACCAAATAATAATTCATATTTCTCATCTTGAACTTCCTGTACAAAGAATACCTCAGAATTCTTATCAAGATTAAGAATATTATCAATCATTTTATATTCTCTACCAATACCTGTATCTGCAGGACCAGAAACAAATACTTTTATAGATGACATATCAATATTTGGATTCTGTAGTAAGAATCTTTGATCATCTATTGTATTATCTGCTAAGAATTGAATACTTAACGAGGATCCTTGATGAACTTCAACTGGAGAATCAGCACTTCCAAACGATGCAACACCATTATTAATAGAAGCATGTAATGGTTGAGTGATTGAAAACCTATATGTAGTGTTATTTGCAGATCCTACACACACTAAACCTGGTTTTAAGTACAGTATTGGTTCAGTTGAATCAGTTTCCACATCAAAGTAAATTGATGCCGTTGCAGCAGATCTTGAACGGGGTACATAACCAATATTTCTTGCTAAAGAAACGACGTTTTCTCTTATTTGTGCAGAATCTAAAAATGATTCGTTTGCAATTAGATTCGCATTAAATGAATTAATGTAAGTATTATATGCTAAGGTATCAATCAGTACTGAAAAATTAGAACCTTCAAAGTCAAAATCACTAAAATTACTATTAGCACGAAGATAATCCTTTATCTGTGCTTTTATTTGTTCAAAATCTAAACTTGTAAATTGAGTAAAAGGCATATTATCTCGTTGGTTCTAAAAGGAATGAAAATGATTGTGTTGGAACATCTAATCCTACAATATCAAAAAATATAGTGATATTAAAAGCATTTCTATCAAAGTATGGTTCTACTTCAACTTCTAATTCATTAACTCTTGGTTCATATACACTAATAGTTTCTACAATCTGATCTTCTATTACCATTCTGATGGTTGGATAGAAATTTTCAAAGAGACTTGCTCTAATATCGGTTCCAAGATCTGAATTAAAGAACCTTTCTGTAGGGATTGTTTCAACTAAATTACGCACAGATCTAACTATTGCACGTTCATTCTTTAAGACAGGCAAATCTTTCGTCACTGGATGTGGCGAAAATGAAAGACTTATATCTTTAAATGTCTGAGAGGTACGTACCTGTGCCATCTAAATGGTATATTTAGTATTATCTCCCTTTATTTATACCTATTCTTAAGATTTCCTTTTTATACGGAACCTCCTGTGGGATATTCCTCTAACCATCCAGTTATTATATACTTATCACCGCCTATTGGTGGATTTCCTCGATGCAAATGCGTCCAAAAAGCAGGAAATAACACATATTTTCCTACTTGGGGTTTAATTCTCACCGATTGATGTAAAAATTCAGTCTCTCCACCTTCAAAATCATCATTTAAGTACAAAAGACTGACTATTTGCCTAAAAGGTTGACCACCTAGTTGATCAGAATGCCAATCATGAAACCCTTCAGAGGGTCTTGTACGCTGTAATTTGCAGAATTTATGCTCTAAATTACGTATTTTAAGGACTTCATACTTATCAAAGTAAATATTGAATGCAATATTTGAAAGATAGTTCCATTTTTGATATACAGCAGAACTATTTTGTGCAGTATATTCATCTATTGAAGGATGAGGCATACCACATATTTCATTAATGAAAATTTGAGTATCTTTTGTTCTTATACTATTTCTAGGAGTCTGTAATTTGGAATTATTAAGAAACTCAAAATAGTCAATAAGTTGATCCAGTCCTAATCGTTCTGGATCAAACGTTATTTCAGTGATAAAATTATCGTGATGAGTAATACCTAATACCTTAGGTCCATCATCATTCATCTTCCTTGTCCTCTAGATCTCTTTTTTGCTCTATTACGAGAAGTAGCAGCATATTTTGTATGCTTACCTTGTCCTTGACGAGTCTTTTTGGGTATTGCTTCTACGAAAACATTACCACCGAGTCCCTTTTTGATTGCCATAATTAAATTGCTCTAATTTCAGTTCTTAAGTTTTGTGGATTGTGAGAACCATTATCATACCATTCATATGCAAGATCCTCCATAGCATTAAAGTATTCATCTTGGGTGAGATCTTCAAAAAGAAGTTTATCACCCTCAAAAATACTATATAACTCTTTGTTTTTCATGACCAACTCTGATACGAGGATCACACCATATTTCAAAACCTGCTTCTTTTGCATCTAAGCAGAATGAAACATCTTCTCCGCACATATCTTGAACCTCTCCTGATTCAAACACTTGCATTTTTGGAGCAAACCAAGGATACTTCATTTCTTCGTGCTCAAATACACCATTTTTAATAAGTGTCCAACCAAAACCAGTATAATCAACTGTAAATGGTTTCTTTCTTTTCGAGATGCTTTCGATTGTTTCGTGATTCATCACACCGCCATTAGAACGGAAATCATCCTCTTCCATCCAGTGTGCAACAGAAGTAGTTTTACCATCTTCAGTACAGTACCAACCAGCAGCAATATCCTTATCCATTAGAATCAATTGCCAGAACTTTTCAGTATTGAATACAATATCACTATCAATCCATAGTTGATAATCATATTTCAACTGACCGTCCCAAGGTAACTGATCAGGTCCACGTAGAACATTTGCACCTAAGCACTTACAACGTGCAAAGTTGACCATCGATGAATAGTCCTGAGAGATTTGGATACTTGCTCCACTTTGTACCAGATCGAAGCATAATTGTACAAAACTCTTCAAAAATGCATATGATACTCCTCTTCCTGGTAAACAGAATACAACTGTTTTACCTTTTACCAACTCCTTTGCTTTATCAAAATCCCATTCAGGAGCTTTTTTAACAACAGGAGATTTCGCTTTAACTGTAAATCCTTTACCCATAACGTTATGTAATTACATTGATTATTATACATCAATATACTTATAACGTCAATCAAAAAAGAGATGGTCGGGTTTCATCAAATATACCAAATTGAGACATACACCATCTACCATAACCTTTTTCATTTAATACTACATTTGGAACGGAATGTCCTATATGACCAGGAAAAATAACGCACCGATTATGCTTACATTCAATTGTAATATCATAATCATTAAAATATAAATCACCACCAGTAAATCTTTTTGGTTCTACATAAAACCACGTTAATATTGTTAATATAGTACTATCAAAATGAGACTTATAATGATCACCATCATCATAATAAGAAATTAAAGTATTCCATGTATTCACTCTTAAATTGCGATAATACCAATTATCTACATCTTTAAGATAAGAATATACTTTTTTATTCAAGTAATCTATATTTGAAAAACCTACTTCTTCAATTACTTGATCTAAGTAGATACCTTTATTTTGTTTTGTATAATTCTTATCCTCATCCATCGCACTACCACTATCTTCAGGACCTCTTAACTTATCATATAAGAAAGCAAGTTCTGTACATATCTTTGTTAATTCGTATTCATTATACAAATCATCAATAATAAGATAAGGAAAGGGTTCAGTCCTTAGATTCATAAAATGGGTCAACACGATTTAAACGAGTATTATCACCAAAGGGTACTTTAGGAAAGGTATTAAACGATATACTAATTCGATTTTTCTTAGTCTCATTTATAGGAACACTATGAGGTTGTAAACTTGAGAATATGATTAAGTTACCAGGAATTGATGCTATATCACAACTACCAGAAGTATAGGGATTATATTGAGGTTGAGGTATTGTCTCATCTTTATAAAATCGATTCTTCTCTTCGTCAAACTTATCCGAGGGAGACGAGAAGTAATACGCAAAATTCTTCATATAATTATGAAAAGTAATTGGAGAACCACTCTGAGAATCTGATGCGAGGTAAAAAACGCCACTTAACCAACTATTACTATGCCAGTGTGATGGTTGCTCAATACCAGGACAATTTACATTTACCCAAGATTGCTGTATCGTTGCTTCATGATCCGTATCACAAATCACTCTTGCATATTCGTGAACAGAATCTAAGAAAAACTTTTCGAGGTGCTTAAGGCCCTCAAGTTTATGTACATAACGATCTACAGTCTTTGCATTACCACTCACTTCTTGTTGGTAATCTAAAGTCTTGATATACTCTATCATCGGTTCTAGATCACCATCATAACTAAACCCCATCGCAGGTGCAGCAGAGAAAAGGGGCAGAATCTCACCCCGTTGTTCAGAATTTTCCATTAAAAATAATTAATTGCAATTAGTATACGTTTCTTTTGATCAGTAGTTGTTGTACTACAATGTGGACGAGAACCATCGTGAATTGTCATCTTATTCGCAATACTCATCGACTTATTTTGATCTTGAAAAGGTAGTTGATCATTATCTTCACGTTTAAACACCAAACTTGTTGGAGATTTATGATCTTCAGAATCAACAACATTCTGACTTGCTTGAATGTTTACGTGCTCGTCTGCCATTAACGTATACCCATTACAAGTATTCATATACAACAAAGCAGCACTATGTGGAAAGTTGTAATCTATATGAGGACTGTGTACCATAAACCTACCTTGATTTACATACATTATCACTCTTGCTCTTAATAATGCTCTGACACCTAACTGTTCATATAATGGTTGTAACTCATTATGAAAAGCACTCTGTGGACCAAGATCACCATAAACTGGATGTATAAAGTAAAAAGCATCTTTACTATCAGATGATACATCTCCTCTATATGCAACCTCTTCTTGAAAGTTCCAATAAAACTGTGACTTTCCTTGACTGATAATTGCATATAGATGATCAAAATATTCTTGATCTAAAAAATCTGGATACTCTTTATATAATTCTGTAGTAGGTGGAATTACCTTTTCAATAGCTGGCATCTTGTAATAAATCTTTAGTTTGGTCTTCTGTGTATACTATCTCTTCATACTCTATTTCATCTTTATAATATGAATGATATAACCTTCCCCATATAATCTTAAATTCATAATCATCTAAGTCTTTAAAGAGAACTTCTCCTCTCAGATATATGTGATAGGTACTACTCATTACGCTTCCTCAATAAAAATAATGTCTTTATCAGTTTTAAATCTTAATTCTGTATCTTCAAACCATCCTTGATCATTTATAATCCATTCAGGTATTCTAACAAAATATTCACCAGTTACTGTATCAACCTCTATAGCGTGTGTTTCTTCTGCGGAATTTTTTTGCATACAACGGAATATGATTTTCCATTATATATCAATTACAAATGTTTTGCAAGTCAACCTTATGGGCATTTTTTAACAGCGAAAAAAAATTTGAATCCTCTTGGAAATGTGTTTGGGTTTTAGAGATCTCTCGCTTTCGTAACACTTTGTAGGTTAGGGTAGTTAGTGATTTTTAAACGGGGGGCGGACGGGGGCGAACCCCTGCCAAATCACGAACGAATGCCCCCCTACTGATCAGGTGGCACTACCGCCCCTGATCATCGCTCTCCGATCCCTCTTATACTGTGCCTTCGCACGAGCGATCACACCTTCCAAATCATCTACCATACACTTCCCCAACCCACGGGCGGGTGTGAATGTGCCACCTCTACCTGATGAAACTCTGGTGAGAGTGCCTCTTATGTTAAGATCAGAAGCACGAACCGAACCGATTGCTTTTGCCATTACGCTGCTGCCCTCCTTGTGATGTGCTTACGTGAATCAACCCACGAATAAACCTGTTCATATGTTGGTTTGATGCCTCCCCCACATAACCAATTCTCATAGGGGAACGGGAAGAGCACGGGTGAATCTAAAAAGAACTCATCAGTTTCCTCATCCCTCTCATAACCATATGCCAGATAGCATAGGTTTAGGATTTGCTCATCAGTAAACATTTGAATGTTCCTTTGTGTGTATGTGAATAGTATAAAGGGTAAAGCACCCCGAAGGGTGCTGGTGTGTGGCAGTTTACCTACTGCCCATTAGTGTACTCACCCATTAGGCACTTACCGTAATATACGGCAGCGTATCCGTACTCTTCGGATAACCCAAGGCATAAACCCCAACACTCATCAAGTGTTTTGAAAATTGTATTCTCAAAAGGAGCAGAAGGGCATACAACGGTGTATGGGAAAGAAGGATTAAAAGAATTATTCATATACACAGTATAACCATAAAAAAGGGGGAATGGTATCCCCCTTGTGCCAGTTTGTTTATTGGCACAGTTGCTCAAACTTTTGCTGTGCTAAGTGATCGATTGCATCTAATGAACCCGATCCGTTGGGATTGCTCCAACATAACTCATTCAACTGATCATCTGTTAGTTTGTTATGGAGGCGGAATTCTTCCCACGCCTCCTCCCAACAGGTTTCCATTAGTGCTTCGTTGTTAAGGCAACTCATTTTGAAACCTCCTGTGATATGAGATCCCATACTTGGGAGAAACGCTCAGAGGTGAAATTCTCATTCATTTCAGGATCATCTTCAAAATCTGCATCCCACTTTTCAGGGAGATCGAAGCAAAATGCCTGAGTGAAAACTTCGTTGATTAATCGTAGATCTTCTTTAGAGAGATTCATTTGATTTGTAATGTTCATATACACAGTATAGCAAAAAAAGAGGGGGTGTGAACCCCCTTTGTGCCAATTTAATAATCGTTTAAGATTGAGGTTCTTCTGCGTGGTGCATATGTGAGAACCTCTTCCTTTTGCTTACGCTCTGCTTCTTTGAGTGCTGCGTAGATCTCAGATGTTAAAGGTTGCATTTAAAAAAGGCAGGTTGTTGTAAAAAGGATTATACTAAGGATAGCAAGTGCATTACGCTCTTCACGAACATCCTTAACATTTTGTAAGGCATCATAGATTTGTGCCTTAGTGTTTTTCAAAGTGACTTGAGTCATTTGTTAAAAATCGTTGTTAGATTTCAGATAGTCATCAAGGTCTCTCTTTGTATCATCTGAAAGGGTTTCAGAGATTGCGTCCTCCATGAGTGCTGCTATAGCATCATCAGTAACGAAATCATCAAAACGTGGGAAAGACATTGAATTAAATCTGATATGTGAATAATAGGCGGTTGAGAGGGCAACCGCAACCCATGTTGTGCCAGTTTAATTACTGGTTAGGTTATCAAAGAAATCCTGTGGTAATGTTTTAGCATTAACCCCGTCTAACCATTTGTTGATGTGGCGACTGGTGGTTACGCTCCACTTACGCTCTGTTCTGTAGTACTCATAGTCTGGAGTCCTAGCAGCGACAGGAGTGTTATAAGAGAATAAAACTTGATGTCCGTCGGCAAGGTTGATTTGAGTTTGATTTGTGCCGAGTTTGAGGAGTTGCATTTAGAATCCTTTGGTTAACATTATTAGTATAGTAACTCAGAGAGGAGTTACCACTCAGGGTGTGCCAGTTAAAGAACCTGCACACCGTACTGATGAATTTCTCTTCTTGATATGGTAATACCAATACGTGGATCTTTTGCATTACCAGCACGTTTTTTAGGGTACTGCTTCTTTGCCTTTGGAAGTGCAATTTTTAGCACATCAGAGGCATTAAGTTTCCACACTTCGGCAATCTTTCCACCCTCATAACGTGCGTAGTAGTGGTTTGTGTATTTGCCGATTTTATCCTCAATAAGATATTTCTCTTGAAGTTCCCAAGTATCCTGTACAGAGATGCCGTTGTAAGTTGCGTTGATGTGCTTACCAATAGTGCTTTTGTACTCACATCCTCCCTCATCATCAAAGGCATCTGCTCCAGAATAATCATCAGCAATCCGATGCCCCAGAATACCCGCCATATGAATTTCACGGGAACGAGCATAACTGAAAGGATCGCCCCACCCCTGATCTTCACACAAGGTGTAGAGTTGCTCATAGAGTGCTTGATATTGAAGTTCTGGTGTGATAGTGTTCATTCCTTTAGGTTGAAACTTATACAGATATTATAAAACCCCACTCAAACGAATGGGGTTTATGTGTACCAGTTTAAAAATTGGCACAGAAGTTGTTTGCCCAATCAGGCAATCCCCACCCACCTATGCCAAACTCTTTGCGATGCACAAGGCGTTGATAGATCTTTACAATCTCATTCAATTCCTCTATCTTGAGATCATCACCCTCCCAACACTCAAGGTAATCGGTGTTAGCAACATCAGGGTTTCCATCTGCAAAGGTGGGGCAACT